GACTTTGGTTGGAAGTGAAGAGAAATAAAATTTATACAAAATCGGAGCGTAAAACCAAAACTTGGTTAGCTCAAGAACAATTTCAGGAGGCAGTGAAAAGTGTTGGATATGATGCTTATTTTTGTTTTGGTTGGATACATGGAAAAGAAATTATCGAGAATTATCTATCAAGCTAATTGTTCAAAGGAAGATAAATATGCCACGTTTTAGTCAATCATCTTTTTCGAAGTTAACGACTTGTCATCAAGATTTACAAGTACTTTTCCACGAAGTTGTGAAGTCATTTGACTGCAAAGTCTTGGAAGGATATCGCAATAAAGAGCAGCAAGAAGAAGCTTATGCTTTTGGGCACTCAAAACTTCATTGGCCAAATGGAAAGCATAATCATCAGCCATCAATTGCAGTAGATGTTGTGCCATTTCCTATCGATTGGGATAACACCAAACGCTTTTACTGGTTTGGAGGGTATGTCATGGGTATTGCAAGACGTCTCAAAGATGAAGGCAAGATGATGCATTCTGTGCGCTTTGGAGGGGATTGGGATGGAGATAAGGAAGTTGATGATGAATCCTTTAGGGATTTATGTCATTTTGAGCTTGTTCTGTGAAAATAGGTGTATTTTCGACGAAAATCGTCGATTTTGCATGTAAAACGCAGTAAAATGTTTTAACTCACTAAAGGACTAGTGTATGTTTGGACCTAAAAAAGATGTTGGACGCCCCAATAAATTCACCCCAGAACGTCGTGCTGCAATCATTGACGCGATTTCTCACCGCATTCCCTATGAATATGCCGCTGAAGCAAATGGCATTTGTCTAGAAACTCTTTACGCATGGCTACGCACAGGGCGTGAGCATATGCAAGAGGGGATAGTCTCAGAGTACACCCAATTTTCTGAATCCTTAAAAAGAGCGGAAATGACAAAAATTCGCGAGCATTGCGATATTATTTCAGCTCGCCCAGAAAGATGGCAGGCTGATGCTTGGATGCTTGAGCGCAGGTGGTATAAGCATTTTGGACCTAGTGCTCAGCTCAATGAGCTAAATCACAAACTTACAAAACTATTGGGAGAATCTGATGAAAGCAAAAGAGAGGAAGAAGGCGGCGAAGAAGGCTGAAAAGGATATGCATAAAATGCATGAGAAGCATTTGCATGAGCCTGTTAAAAAACAAATCAAATTACCAAAACATTAATGAGGAGCATGACATGGGCGCAAAATATGAATCCCCAAAGCCTGACGGCTATGAAAGCACACGCAATAACATTTACTTAGAGCGTGAACAAAAGCAACAAGTGCGTACTTACAAAGAAGCTGGAGCATCTCGTAATTTACCTGCTCAAAGTAAACAAAACTATGGAAAAAAAGATTACTTCAGATGATAAAGAAATTAGAAGATATTGAATACATTTATCATCTTTCCTGTGACGAATTTGATTTAAAAGATGATGAAATATTAATTGGCGTTGCTTCCAAGGAAGGTAATTGTTATTGCATGGCAAGAATTAATGATGAGGCCTTATCTATTCTTGAGGGAGTTAAAGGCCTTAAAAAATACTTAAATAATATGACTTCTGCTTTGCAGTATAAATATGAAAATAGTTTATTAATTTATAAAAAGGACTCTAAAGATGCCACTCATTAAAAATGCCAAACCAGGAAGCAATGGATTTAAACAAAATATTGAAACTGAAATCAAGATGGGGAATAAACCTCCTAAGCAAGCTGTTGCTATTGCCTATGCAGAAGCTAAGAAAACAAAGAAAAAAGGGAAAAGATAATGGCTATCTTAACCACTAAAAAGAGAAAGAAGATTCCTAAATCTGAATTTGGGCTACCAGGTGAGAAGAAATATCCGATGCCTGATAGGGCTCATGCAGCGAACGCCAAAGCTCGAGCATCTCAAATGGTTGAAAAGGGAAAGCTGTCAGAATCTAGCAAAGAAAAAATTGATGCCAAAGCTAACAAGATTCTGAGTAAATCCAAAAACAAATAGGAATAAATTCGTGCCTGTTATACAAAATAAATGGGTTGAGAAAGAAAAGAAAAAGCGTGTGCATGAAACTGCGGCATCCTATGAATCAGACTCAACTGATAGCTGGTTACCAATTAACCCTAGCACCAAGATAAAACGCTTTTCAAATGCATCTCGCGCAACCATGGTTAGAACTCTTCGTGGGGTGCGTAAATAATGCAATGCAAATCATGTGGATACCCTGATTCACGCGTTGTTGAAACTACCCGTGATGATAGAGTAAATCAAATTTATAGAAGACGTGAATGCATTAAATGCGGGGTGCGCTATACGACCCAAGAACATTTGAGAGATAACTATAAGAACATGCCTTATAAGACTCAACCCCCAAAACAGGTACTCGAAAAATGATGACTGCATCAGAGATTGCCAAACGCATTGAGTCCATTGAGGCCTTAAGACGAAAAGGGGTTGAACGTCAAATCACAATTAATAATACCGAGATGATTATTCATGAAAGCTCCCAAGATAAAATATATGTCCCGTCTGCAACTGGCAACCTTGCTCATCTTGATGATAGCTTTGTGCGCGTTATCATGGGACCTTATGGAAGCGGTAAGTCTACATGGGCAATCACAGAGATTGTACGACGCGCATGTAGCTCTCCTGTATGGCATGGAAAACGACGACGATGTCGATGGGGAATCGTACGAAACACTAGTGGAGAGCTTCAGTCAACCACTCTTGCAACTTGGCTTGCATGGTTTGGAGAGCTTGGCGATATAAATAAGCGTCAAAAGCCCATATTGACCTATGAGCACACGTTTAATGATGGCCATGGGATAATAGAGCTTGAGCTCTTATTCATCGCTCTAGATAGGCCTGAGGATGTTAGAAAGATAAAGTCATTAGAGCTTACAGGATGTTATATCAACGAGCTCTCAGAGGTTCCAAAGGCAGCTCTGGCTCACATGAAAGGACGAGTGAATCGATATCCTTCCAAAGCCTTTTGTCATGAACCGTATTGGGCAGGAATAATAGCCGACACAAACCCTCCTGAAGATGATCACTGGATTTATAAAGATTTTGAGGAAAGTAGATTCGAAAATCATGTGTTGTTTAAACAACCACCAGGATTGATTAAGAATGACGATAATAAATGGATTAGAAACCCTAATGCAGATAATGCTTCTCATCTACCTGACAATTATTACGAAATGTTGGCAGAAGGACAATCTCAAGAATTTATTAAGGTCTTTTGTCTTGGTGAGTATGGGTCTGTTGGTTTTGGTAAACGGGTATATCCTGAATTTAATCCTGATTTGCACGCGACTGAATCTTTGGTTGCTATCCAAGGTGAGCAACTCATTCTTGGTTGGGACTTTGGCCTTACTCCTGCTTGCGTGGTTATGCAATTATCTGCCCGTGGACAGCTTTTAATTCTTAAAGAATATGTCGCAGATGGTATGGGAATTAGAACCTTTGCTGATTCGATTGTTATTCCATCTTTGATGAAAGACTTTCCCTATTGCAAGGTTGGCATTTCAATCGGTGACCCAGCGGGTAATGCTAGGAACGAAATAGTGGAAGAAATGTCATGCATTGGCGAGCTTAACTCATTAAGCATCCCAACGATAGGGGCTAGAACAAATGACATTGAACCGCGGCTAGGTTCAGTTAGATATTTTCTAAACAAAATGGTAGATGGAAAACCGGGTCTCATGCTTGATAGAAGAAATTGTCCAGCCCTTTTTAAGGGCTTTGTAAAGGATTATGTTTATTCTCGGGTAGCTGTATCAGGCGAAGAACGATACAAAGATAAGCCAAACAAGAATATGGCATCCCATCCTATGGACGCATTAGGCTATGGGTGTCTTGAGATTGCAAGTGAGAGAATTACCCAAGATAAGATGGAATCTAAGAAGGTTGTAGATATGTTTAACCCAGTTTTTAGGTGGCAGTAAATGAATATTTGTAAAACCTATTCTCGATGTACTTATTGCGGTAGGTATTATCAGAAAACACAAGGTCAAAAAAGATGTAAAGAGTGTGAAATGCAGTTCAAGGATATTTTTGAAAAAATAAATAAAAGAAATTTATTTCCAGTCAAAAATTTAGAACTTCATGTATAAAAGTTGTTAAATAAAAGGGAGATTAAAATGTCAATTCAGTCCAGTATAAATTTGGTTTTAAACTTTGCAGGGGAAGCTAATAATATTATTCCTCGCATTGGCCGTCTTTATTGTCCATCAAATACTTTATCAGAAGTAGCAGCAGCAGGATTTTTGGACAACTATCTACATACTTCAAGCACGAGCTTACTTGCTACTGATTTTGTAGCTGCTGTAGCTTCAAATGGTCACCAATGGTACAAGCCAGTATTTACCAATGGTTCTTGCCAATTAACTGTATTGCCATAATGTAACTTAAGGAGAAACAAGGATGTTGTTTTTAGATGCGCTTAATCAATTAAAATCTGGGGAATCCATGTGCCGTGCCTCATGGTCACTTGAGGATGGCTATGTAAAGCTTATGGATGGTATGAAGTTTGTTTGGAAAATTGTACTTCTTCCAAATCCAAATGCAGGGAATTATATTTTCTCAGTGGAAGATTTTTTAGCTTGTGATTGGAAGAAGTTTGAAATGCCATCAGAGGCTGTTGAAGCAGAAGTTTTAGAAGCGGCGTAGTAACCATAGGTGGCCTTCCCCCGCAACTTAAGGTCACCTATCCAAACCCAAAGGATGGGGTGAGCATATGGAAATCATTGCAGAGCAAATGTCTATTGAAGATATTGACAGTATCAATGAAGAGCTTCAAGGACGTCTTGAAGATGCAGGAATTGATGAAGCCGAAGTATTGAAAAAAGCCCGAGAAGATTTAGTGCTTTGGGATGGATATTTCGGAGAAAACATGGTTCGAGGCAAAGATGATATGAACTTTGTTTTGCGAGATCAATGGTCTGCTGTTGAGCGATCTGAATTTAGTAGGCTATTTAAACCTGCCATGACTTTTAACAAGCTTTATGATGTCACTAAAAAAGTTATTGGGGAGCAGAGAAAGAATAAGCCTGATTTGATGGTGCGCTCCTTAACTGGAAAATCTACTCAGAAACAAATAGATTTACGTGCAGATTTGGTTAGAACCATCTCATACCAGTCTCAAAATGATCTTGTTTATCAGACAGCTTTTCGCTCATCCCTTATGATGGGATTTGGGGCTTTTGAGATATGTCTTGAGTACGAAGGCCCAAAATCATTTAACCAAGTTATTCGGTATGACCTAATCCCTGATGTAACACGAACATCATTTGACCCAACAGCCATGAAGCCACATAAAGGTGATGGTAATTTTTGTGGTCGTCAATTTGTTTATACCAAAGAAGAATTCTATGCAACTTATCCTTGGGTCATGAATCCTGTTTCATACTCAGATCCAAGGTCTCTTTTGGATTTCCAATGGGAAACCCGAGATACGATTGTAGTATGCAAATACAACCGTAAAGAATGGTATCCACTCAAAGTATTGCTTTTAACTGATGGAAGTACTGTTACAGAAGATGAATGGTATGAGATGCAAAAAGATATTGAAATGCAAAAGAAGTTGGCTGCGAGCTCTCAAATTGTTGGCGATATTATAAGACAATCAATACCAGAAGTTCATGGTGAGAGGATGAGTAAAGACTATAAGATTCGTCAATACATGCTTACTCAAAATCAAATCATTGAATATACAGATTGGCCATCTAAATACTTGCCATTAATCTTTATTGACGGAGACTCAAACTTCATTAATGGACAACAATATACTCGCTCCTTTATTCATGAAGCAAAAGATGCCCAGAAGTTTGTAAACTATGTAGGAAGTGAAGTAGCAGCTGAGATTAAAAACAGGCGTCGTGAACAGTGGTTGGGAACTCCTGATAACATATTAGGAAACGAACAAATGTGGAGAAATCCTGAGCTTCAAAGCGGAATATTGATTGCAAAACCGGATCCAAAAACAGGAGCGATGCCACAAAAGTTGCCACCTTGGGAGTTGTCCCAAACATTATTGCAGCAATACCAAAGAGGCTGTCAGGACATGCGTGAAATTCTTGGTTTCTCTGAAACAGAAGCTCTTCAAGGTCGTGATATGTCAGGAAAAGCCAGACGTGAGCGTAAAATGGAAGGCTCAATGTCAGCGTACGTATATTTTGACAACCTAAATCAAGCGATAGAGCAGGGTGGCCGTGTTGTTCTTGATTTATTACCTGTGATAGCTGGTGAGAGAGAGCGCCATATGGTTGTATCAAAGGCTGATGGAAGAACTGATTCCATAACCCTTAATAAAGTTGTAGGGCAATCCGAAAATGGGGAACCAATTCGCGAGAATGCTCTAGATGGTGGGGAATATGATGTTGAAATTGATACAGGTCCTAGTTTTGCTGTACAAAAAGACATCGCGCTGGAGTTCTTCCAACAAACGCTTCAAGCAAATCCTCAAACCTTCCCGCTAATAGGTGATCTTTGGGCAAAAAATCTTGATATTCAATACATGCCTCAAATTGCTGATAGATTTAAAACATTGGTACCTCCGCAAATTTTAGCCCAAGAAGAAGGAAAGCAATTACCTCCTCAACCACCATCTCCTCAAGAACAGATGATGCAAGCTCAGATGAAAGTACAACAGCAACAAATGATGATGAATGAGCAAAAGATGCATCTTGAAGAGCAAGCATTAATGGAGCGTGCAGAAGAGCTTAAGATTAGGAAAGAAAAACATCTTCTAGACCAAGCCGAGATGATATTAAAGGCTCAAGAGATGGCCTCTAAAATGGGTATTGAAAAACAAAAGATAAAAATAGACCATGGAAAGCTTTTACTTGATGCAGATAAAGCTGAAAAAGATTTCTCCTCCAAGCTTGCTTCTGTTCTTAGTGAAATACATAGACATAATAATCCTCATGAAAATCATCATTCTTGAATGACCCCTAACAATGATCTTACCTATCAATTTTAGCTTTTTTGGTAGGTAAGACATTTCAATTTTGTTATCACCCCGTACATATGGGGTAATAATGATTCATTTATTTCTTTATACTCCGACTCACAAGGGAAGGATTCCCTTTGGGTTTCAGGCCTACCGTATGGTCTTGGGCATTTTATATGTCGAATGGAGAATTGAAAGTCATGGACGAAGATCAGAATGCTTTAGCTGAAGATGTAAGCGGAGATAATGAAGATGTAGAAAATGGAGGGGTTGGTCCAGGCGATGTTGAGGAACAGGGAGTTCCGCAATCTGACCAAACTTTCAATGAGGATGAACCCTATAGCATTAAAAAGCGATTAGGGATGCAAGCTAAAAAACATCAACGTGAAATGCGTCATATGCAAGATCAATTATCGAGAATGCAAGCATTAATCGGAGGTGATAGCGCCAATCCTCATGCGTCTTTATATACTTCAGACCCTTATCCCTCACCGGGGCAGCCTAACCCGCCTGCGATGAGTGAAGAGGAAAAAATACAAAAGGCTGTACGCTTTGCCCTTGGTGCCAAAGAGCATGAAGAACGCTTAGCTAAAGATGCTGAAAGACAAGCTCATGTTCATAAGCAGTATCAACGCTTAAATGATGAGTTTGATAGAGCATCTGATAAGTACGATGATTTTGATGAGGTAGTTAGAGGTGATGATATTCCGTTTACTCCACACGTGCGGGATGCTCTATTACTAGTCGAAAATCCAGCCGAAGTAGCTTATAGACTTGGCAAAAACAAATCTGAACTCGAAAGAATTTCACGACTCCACCCCTTAGATCAGGCACGAGAAGTTAATAAGTTGTCTTTTTCTTTGATGGGCGGCCAAAACGGTAAAACGAATAACCCCACCAAAGCTAATCCTTTGGGAACCATCAGAGCAAATCCAACATCATCTTCCACGGCCGTTACGGACAAGACTCCGCCATCTGTTATTAGAGCGCGGATGAAGGCAGGCACATGGAAGTGACCTAAGGTTTTAAGGACAAAACCAGCTCCACCCTAGGTCAATGATGTGCCATTTAAAGGATTAAATGGAGACCTAGTCAAAATGGCTAACCAATTTATTACAACTGACCTAGTCAGTAATACCGCATTGGCAATGTTTGCCAATAATGCACCTTTTGTTATGACCGCCTCTCGAATTTACCAAGATGATTTCGTATCCTCAGGGTATAAGATAGGTGATACCCTACAAGTTAGACGCCAAAACCATTTCATTGTAGGCGATGGCTCAGTAGCTACGCCACAATCAATCATTGAAACGGTTGAAACCATTGTTGTAGCACATCAATACCACGCCCTAATTGCATATACCATCCAAGACTTGTCTTTAAGAATTGAAGACTTTTCTCGTCTTTTTATTGCTCCTGCAATCCAAGAAGTAATAACTCAGATGGAAAAAGACATCGCAAGTTCTGCTGAGCAAGAATTAAACTTTTTCACAGGTACTGCAGGGGTGGCAATAAACTCCTTCACAACCGTTGATACAGCTGGTGCTAAATTGCTTGAGCAAGGCGTTAATATTGCATCTGATGCTTACATGGCAATGACCGTTAGAGATGGCTCATCTTTAAAAGGCGCACTCCTTAATAACTTCACACCAGTGTTTAACGAAGACATCGTTCGCTCATCAGCCATTGGCCATTTGTCCTATTTTGATATCTTCCAATCTCAAAATATTAAACGCCATACAGCAGGAGCAGGTCCTCGTCTTCATTCATCAGATGCGCTCCTTGTAAATGGCGCTGTGGCCTCAGGGAACACTATTATCATGGATGGTGCAACCATCAATGTCACAGACTACTTTGTAGTAGGCGATGTAATCTCTATTGCTGGAGTTCAATCTGTAAATCCTGTAGGTCGTGCTGCTACCGGTCAAGACATGCAATGGGTAGTAATAGCCAATGCAAGCTCTGATGGTTCAGGTAACATAACTGTTTCTGTAAGTCCTA